TGGTTTGGCAAAGGACCTAAAGGTGATTGGGTAGATATAGGAGCACCCAAGAAAAAAGGTAAGTTTCAATCTTGTGGTAGAGCATCTACAAAAGGTAGTAAAAGAAAATATCCTAAATGTGTACCAAGAGCAACAGCCAGAAAAATGACTAAGTCACAAATAACAAGTGCTGTTAAAAGAAAAAGAGCAAAGGCACAAGGAGTAGGTGGTAAACCTACAAATGTAAAAACATTTAAAAAGAAAAAGAAATCATGAACATAACACCTGAGTTAATTAATACAGCACATAGTATATCTTGGTTTGATGGAATACTTTATATTATACTTGGTTTAGGAACTTATGCAGCATATAGATGGATAAAAAAGAAATGGTAAAAACACTTAAAAAAGTATCAAAACAATTACAAAAAGCTTCTAGATTACATAAGAGGCAATCGGAGATTGTAAAAAAATATGTCAAGAAAACAGAAAAGAAAAGACCCAAAAGTAGGAACAGGAAAAAAGCCTAAAGGTTCTGGTCGTAGATTATACACAGATGAGAATCCAAAGGATACAGTAAGTATTAAATATGCTACTGTAGCAGATGCTAAAAAAACTATAGCAAAAGTAAAACGAATTAAAAAACCTTATGCTAGAAAGATACAGATACTAAATGTGTTAGAACAACGAGCAAAGTTTGGTGGTAAACCACAGCAATCAAGATTAGCAAAAGCAGCTAAGAAACAATTAAAGGAATCAAGAAAAATATAATGGCACAATCAGGAACATATAATTTTAATTTAGATATAGATGAAGTAATTCAAGAAGCAATGGAAATGATTGGTGGTGAGCAAACACTAGGTCATGAACCACAATCAGCTAGACGTTCTATTAACTTAATGTTAAATGATTGGCAGAATAGAGGTGTATTACTTTGGTCTACCTTTACAACTGCAGTAACTGTTGCCACGAGCACCACAACGTATGCGTTAGATAGCTCAGTTAATGATGCTTTATTTGTTACATACAAAGAAACATCTTCTGCAGTTGAAACTAAATTAGAAAGAATATCTTTTGAAGAGTATCATGTCATACCTAATAAAGACCAAAAAGGTAGGCCAACACAGTATGCTGTAAAAAAAGATATTAATAATCCAACCATACATCTTTATCCTATACCAGATAGGTCTACTGGTGTATTAGGTGTAGAGGCAATTCGCCAAGTTCAAGATGCAGATAAATCATTTCAACAAAATGCAGATGCTCCAGTAAGATTTTTACCTTGTCTTACTGCAGGTCTTGCATATTATATGGGATTAAAAAGACCTAATATACCTGGTGAAAGATTAGGATTATTAAAACAAAACTATGAAGAATTATTAATGAGAGCTATGGAAGACAATAAAGATAGAGCAAGTCTCATGGTAAAACCTAGATTGAGATATATTTAATGGCAACAAATAAAAGAGCACTAGCTATTTGTGATAGTTGTGGAATGAGATATCCACATAGAGTAATGAAGAAAAGCAGTTACAATACTCTTAGATGCCCTGAATGTTTTGATGCTAATTTTGATTTAAAAAATCATCCACAAAATAGAGTTGCAGATGTAAGAGATGACCCTACTATTAAAGACCCAAGACCTGATGATGGTGGTAGAAATGCAATATGGAATACAACAGCAATAACTTGGAATGATGATTCAACAGAAATTGCTAGAAAGTGGGATACAATATGACAACACTAACAGGAAGATTAATAAATAATACATATAAGCAACTATTAAAAATAGGTGTTTCTACTAATACAGGTATAACTGGTTCTTTAGTAACAATACAAGATGGTGATGGTAGTGCTACTGCTTTACAATTAGCTACAAGTGCTGCTCAAATAAATGGTAATCTTTCTGTTACTGGTAATACTTTTGTAGGTGCAAAGTTTGGAGTATCAGGAGATGCTTCTGTAGCAGGTAACTTTCAAGCACATAGTAAAGTTTGTGCTAGTGCTTTTTATGGTGATGGTTCTAATTTAACAGGTTTAATATTTACTGGTGATGTATCTGTATCTAGTTTAATAGTTACTAATAATGTTACGATAGGTGGTAATGCTACTATTGGTGGTAATATTATGGTATCTGGTGGTGAAGTTGTAGTTAAAAATACAGGTACACAATCTAATATAAAACTATATTGTGAAAATAGTAATGCACATTATGCAGCATTACAAGCTCCACCACATAGTTCTTTTAGTGGTAATATAACAATTACACTTCCAACAAGTGCAGCAACATTAGTTGGTACTTCTACTACTGATACATTAACTAATAAAACATTTGGTGATAAAGTAGATTTTAATGATGATGTTTGTATTAGTGGTGATTCAGTTCTTGTAGGTAATGCAACGATAGGTGGTACATTATCTGTAGGTGGTGCTGTAAATATGTTAAGTACAGCGACTGTATCTGGAACTGCAGGATTTTTAGGAGCTATTAGAGTTTCAGGTAATGCCTCTGTAGGTGGCACATTAGATGTTGGAGGTAATGTAAGTCTTGGAGGTAATGTAACTGTAAAAGGTGATGTTCATGTTAGCTCTAAAGTTTGTGCCTCTGCATTTTATGGTGATGGTACAAATATTACAGGTATACCTATTACAGGTAATATATCAGTTTCAAATGCACAAATTGGTGGTACATTAAATGTATCTTCAACTGCAACAATACAAGGTGCTACACATTTACAAAGTACATTAAGTGTAAATGGAGCAGCAGGATTTAATTCAACTGTAACAGTAGCAGGAGCAGGAACATTTAAAGATAGTGTATCTGTTTCTGGTAATGTTAATATAGGTGGTACAACTACTATTGCAGGTAATGCAAGTATTGGTGGCACACTTGATGTAGGAGGTAATGTATCACTAGGTGGTAATGTTACAGTTAAAGGAGATGTGCACGTAAGTTCTAAAGTATGTGCTTCAGCATTCTTTGGAGATGGTTCTAATTTAAGTAATATTACTGCTGTTGTTCAAGGTAATATATCAGTTTCAAATGCCACTATAGGTGGTAATTTATATGTAAGTGGCACTACTACAGTTGTAGGTGCTGCACATTTACAAAGCACACTTAGTGTAAATGGTGCTGCAAATTTTAATTCTACAGTTACTATTAAAGGAGATGTTTCAGTATCTGGTGATATGAATATTGGAGGTCATGCTACTATTGCAGGAGCTGTATCTTTAGGCAGTACACTAGATGTAGCAGGTAATGTATCTGTATCTGGAGACTTAAATATAGGTGGTCATACTACAATAGCTGGAGCAGTATCATTAGGTAGCACACTAGATGTAAATGGTAATACTTCAGTTGGAGGTACATTTTTAGCAACAGGTAAAGCAGAGTTTGAAGATGATGTGTCTGTTTCTGGTAATGCTATTGTTGGAGGTACAGTAAGTCTTGGTGGTGGTATAGTAGATGTTAAGAATGGTGGTTCAAGGTCTGTAATACGATTATATTGTGAGTCAGGTAATGCACATTATGCTGAAGTAAAAGCACCTGCACATGCTGATTTTTCTGGTAATATAAGTTTAGTATTACCTGCATCAGCAGATACATTAGCAGGATTAGCAGCAACACAAACATTTACTAATAAAACATTTGGTGATAAAGTAGAATTTGATAATGATGTATGTGTATCTGGTAATGCTTTTATAGGTGGTACAGCAACAATAGCTGGTAATGTATCTATAGGTGGTACATCTAATATTACAGGTAAAGCAGAATTTGAAGATGATGTTTCAGTAAGTGGTAATGTTGCTATAGGAGGAACAACTACTATAACTGGTGCTGTATCTCTTGGTAGTACATTAGATGTAAATAGTAATGTATCGATAGGTGGTACATCTAATATTACAGGTAAGGCTGAGTTTGAAGGTGATGTATCTGTATCAGGAGATATTAATGTAGGAGGCACAGTTACTATAGCAGGTGCAGTATCATTAGGAAGCACATTAGATGTTGCAGGTAATGTTTCTGTTAGTGGTGATTTAAATATTGGTGGACATGCAACTGTAGCAGGAGCAATGTCTATTGGAGGAGCAGTATCAGTAGGAGGTGCTGTTAATCTTCTAAGCACAGCAACAGTAAGTGGAGCAGCAGGTTTCTTAGGTACAGTTAGAGTATCAGGCAATACTTCATTAGAAGGACAATTACAATTAACAAAAAGTGCAGCAGCAGTTGTATGTGCAACAGCTATTAATGGTGTAGCTTCAGTATCATTAAACTTTGGTAACGCACAAAACTTTAGCACAACAGTTACAGCAGCACATACATTAGCCAAACCTACAGGATGTAGAACAGGACAAACAGGAAGTATATTTATGGTACAAAGTGGAGGAAGTGGTACAATGGCATATAACGCAGATTTTAAATTTATAGGTGGTACAGACCCAACTTTATCAACAGCAAATGGTGCAGTAGATAGATTAGATTATATTGTAGTATCTGCATCTAGTGATGGAGTTGGAGGAGATATACAAATGGTAATTTCACAGGCATACGCATAATGGGAGTCTTTCAAAATAATTTATTAGCAGGAGCTGCAGCAGCAGCAAGTGCAGGTGGTGGAGCATTTTATTCATATCAGATAGAGCAAAGTTTGCGTATGTCTTATGATGAAAATACACAATTAATAAGAACTTTAGGAACAGCATCTGATAGACAAAAAGTAACTATGAGTTATTGGTTTAAAGCCCATTATCCATTTAATACAACACAAAGAGAAACACAGCAAGTAACAGCAGGAACAAGTGGTTCTGCATATTATTTATCTATGCAATCTGTTACAAATGGTGTGTTTGGCAGTTGGAGAGCTGAAATTGCAGGACTTGGTTATTTAGGAATGGCAGGAACTATATCAGACGCAAGTGGTTGGTATCATGTAGTTGAAAGGTGGGATACAACACAATCAACTGATAGTGATAGATGGAGAATATATTTAAATGGAACTGAGGTAACATATGCTACTGTATCACCTTATGGTCCAAATTATCCTAGTCAAAATATTGATGTTCCTTATTTAACTGCAGCTAATAATTTTGCTCTTGGAGGTATATCAGGAGTAGGAACAGGACAATTAGGAACTAATACTACTTTTGCAGAATTTATTTATGCAGATGGGCAATCATATGCTCCAACTCAATTTGGAGAATTTAAAAATGGTGTGTGGATTCCAAAAGACCCTAGTGGTACAACATTTGGTAATAATGGATTTCATCTTAAATTTGAAAATGCAAGTGATTTAGGAAACGATAGTTCAGGAAATAATAATGATTTTACAGCAAATAACATGGGTGCAGACCATCAAGTTCTTGATAGTCCAACATTTGGAAGTTAATATGAAAGGAAATACAATATATGGCTAGTAGTGGAAATTTTGCAACATGGAATAATCTAGCACCTAATAAAAGTGATATAGCTTTTTCTTCTGGTAATTGTGGAGTAACAAGTGGTTCAGGTGCTTATAGAGCTTTATCAACTTTTGTAATTCCTACTAATAGTGGTAAATGGTATGTAGAGGTATGTATGACATCTAATAGTGGTAATACATCTTATGTAGGAATAGTATCAGAAAAATCACCAGATTTAAATGCAGATGGTACAAGTTTTAATTTTGGTAGAAGTAGTGGAGATAAAACAGTTTATTTTGATATAACTGTAGGAAATATCATAACAGAAAATTCTAATAGTCAAACTGGATTAAGCACATTTTCTAGCAATGATGATATTATAGCTATGGTTTTAGACATGGATAATGATACTGTTCAATTTTATGGTAATAATTCAGCATTAGGTTCTGCACAAGCATTTCCTGATACTGGAGATAATTATTATATATGGTGTGGTGGAAATAATGATAAAGTATGTCACATAAACGCAGGTCAAGATTCAACTTTTGGAGGAGCTATAAGTGCAGGTGGTAATGCAGATGCTAATGGATTTGGA